ATAAAGAAATATAATAATTACATAAAAGAAAATATTAATAATGATAAAAATTATCTTTTAACATACCCATTTATTAATGAATATACAACAATTAAAAATAATGGTAAATTAAATATAAGAACAATTAATCCATCAACATATAAACAAGATTTATTAAAACAAAATAGAGTAACACCATTAAATTATGCAAGTTTATTTAGATTTTTAATATTTGCTTGGGTATATAAATATAAAGGAGATAGTTCAATTATAATTAATTTAAAAAATGAATTAGATAAAAATGGAGATCAAGATTTAATTAGAATTATTAATCAAATGCCAAGAAATCGAAAAATAATTGGATTAATTGGGAAATTAATTGGTACATATTCAACAAATGAAGAAGATTATGGAAAAATAAGCAATTTATTAAAAAAGAAAGATATTATTTTCACAGAAGAAAATTTTATTAAATGGTTTAATATAATTCAAGATATTACCAACATTGCAAATAAATCTGAAGATGATGTAATTACCTTAATTAATTCTAATCCAAAAATACCTTATTCTGATGCTAATCCAGCAAATCCTAACCAGGATATTGGTGGAATTGATGTAATTGCATTGAACTATAGAAAAGAAAGAACAACAATTCAAGTTAAAAGAATTGGTGGGGATAGTAATTTAATATCTAAATGGACCAGTGAAAAGAAATATACATATATTATTTTTAATTCCACATTAGATATAAATAATTATAATAAATGGGATGATGGACATTTATCATATGATGTTTTATTATTAGATAATAAAGATGAAATTATTATCATTAATTCAAAAGCTATTTCAAGAATATTTAGAGATGATAAGAAAAATAATATTTTTATAGATTTATATTTATCAACTAAAGAATGGTTTCCAAAAATGGTGAAAACTTTTAAAAAGAAATAAACTATAATCTTAATTCAGAATATATAATATAAACATAATTTTTATGGATGACATCAGAAAAAAAGATGCGAAAAGAAAAAAAATAAAATATTTAAATTTTATTACATTTTTAAAAAAGAATAAAATAAAAATAATATTATTATTATTCTTTCTTTCTATATTAATATTTCCTCAAAATATAGGACAATTTATAGGTCAATGGGTTACAGATTTCATTGGGAATATAATCAAATACATTAAATTATAAATATGGAATATAAAGACATATTAAAAATAATTGATATAGAAGAAAAAAATAAAAAATTAATTGAATTTTATATTCAAGATATTAATGTATTAAATTGGTTAACAGATAAAACTAAAATTCAAAAGATATTATTTAAAGATAGAATTGAACATAAATTTAATGGAAAATATCATAAATTAACTGGCCCTGCAATTGAATATTTAAATAAATTGGGAACACCAAGTGGTGAAGGTGAATTTTATATTAATGGGCAATCATATAATAAAGTAGAATGGAAAGAAATATCAACACAATTATTAAGAGAAGAAAAATTTAAAAGAATTTTATAATGATTTTTGATATTTATCATAATCAATAATTATATTTATTTTAAAATATAAATCATTTCTTTTCCCATTAAATATTAATCCTTTATTTTTAATTTTAATAATATCTTCATCTTGTGTTTTCTTTGGAATTTTTATATCTAATTTACTATCATCTAAATTTTTATATGAAATTTTAGCACCTTTTATAGCATCATCAAAATGTAAATTTAAATTATAAAAAAGTTTATTATCAATTATTTTATAATCTTTTACTTGTTTATAAATAATATTTAATAATAAATTTCCTTTTTTGTTTCTAAAATATTTTGATTGATGACCATAATTTTTCAATACTCTTGTTGTTGAATTTTTAATATCTTCAATTGCACTTAAATTAAAATTAACATCTACACTTATTACTTTTTCCCCATTACATTTAGGGCAAGTTTCAGAATATATTCGGCCATTTCCATGACAATATTTACAAGGTTGCCCAAATTGATCTTTTCCAGTACCATTACAAGCAAAACATTCATCTGAATGACTATTTCTATCAAATCCAGTACCAAGACAATCAGGACAATGAATATTTCTTTTATATTTTATATTTATTGGGGTTCCCTTATAGACATCTCTTAATGAAATAACAAGATTTATTTGAATATTTAAATTTTCTTGAAATTGTTGTTCTTGTTGTTGAAATGGGTTAAATGGTTTTCCATTAAATATATCACCAAATATATCATCAAATATTGATGATCCACCACCACCAAAATTTCCACCAAATGGATTTTGATGTTGAGGAGAATAATTTCTCCCATGTGGAGATCTCATATCATATTCTTGTTTCTTTTTTGGATCACTTATAATAGAATATGCCTCAGAAATTTCTTTAAATTTTTCTTCTTTAACTTTATCTCCATTATTTTTATCTGGGTGATATTTTAAAGCTAATTTTTTATAATTCTTTTTTATATCTGAAATTACTGATTGATTTGTTACTTCAAGTATTTGATAATAATTTTTATTTAAATTCATATTTATTTATACTTCTTTTTTAATGTTTTGTTTTTAATATATATTTAAAAAGAAGTCACAATATGAAAATGAAATATATAAAATTATTTGAAAAATATAACAATGATATGAAAACCCATAAAGTAGTAGATGTAATAAAAAACACAAATATTGCGTTATATTATGGAACAGAAGCATTATGTTATGAATGGAAACGAGAACAAGGATTTGGATATAAAGTATTAACTTTGAGTAAAGAAGAATATATAATAGCAAATAAAAAGAAACCATAATATGAAAATGAAATATATAAAATTATTTGAAAAATATAATAATAACACATTAAATGAATTAATTGTTAAGTATTTTAATGATAATAGTGAAGATATTATTGAAATTATAAATTCCTATGAAAAAAAATCTGATGTTGAAAATATATTAGAAAAAATATCATTCATTATTGAAAGTGTTGGTGATGTTGAATTAATAGAAAAAGATGGAAAATCAATAGCATATTATATTAATATGAAAGAAGTAAATAAGAAAACATTCATTTTTGATATTGAAAATGAAAAATTTTATTTAAATTCATATAAAAATTATATGGACAAAATATCTTAAATTATGAAATATATTAAATCTATAAATGAATATGGAATTAGAGATGAATATTCTAAACTGGGAGTTCAAAATTTTTATAAACAAAATAAAAATTCCTATATAAATCCACATCTTGATAATATTCATTTATGCTTAGATTGGGTTATAGAAAAAATAGATATTACAAAATTTATTGATTTAGGTTGTGGTAATGGAGAAATTACTACATTTCTTAATACTAAATCTATTACTGATGGAATTGGAATTGATCTATATTTATGTGATGTTTATAGCAAAAATACTGATAAAAAATGTATAAATGTGTCTTTTGAAGAAATTGCAACAAATGGATTAAATATTAAAACACAAACTATTATTTGTTCTTATGCATTACATTTATGTGAATCATCTTATTTTAATAATTTGATGTATAATTTATCTACAAATTGTGAGTATTTTGTTTTAATATCTCCAAGCAAATATCCAATTATTAATAATGATTATTTTGAAATTATTGATAAAATAAAAATAAATAAATCACATTGTAAAATATTTAAATCTAAATCTATTTAGGCATTTGTTTTTGAATATCTTTAAATTTATCTACATTTTTTTCTAATGCAATATTATCAACAACATTAATATGTTTTTCCATAATTATTTTACTTATTTCAATAGGATTTTCTATCTTATTTAAAGCATCAATTATTTTTTCTGGATCACTAAAATTAGTATTATGAAATTTTTCTACACTTTCAATTTCAATTTCTTCATCATCATCTTGTAAATCTTCTAAATTTAAATTGTGATTCTCAAATATAGTCTTATGTTCTCTCTCTTGTAAATTTTCATCTTTAAATTTCGTAATAATTTGATGATTTGTATCAAATCTACTTTTTTCATGATATTTATCTACTTTTTCTAAAGAATCTTTTAATCCAAGATTATCTATTGTTAAAGTTGATTTATTATTTCTGATAATATCTAAAGTCTTTATTACTCCTGAATCTACTTCTTCATAGATTTTATCAAAATCAAATACATTAATTTTACTTCCATTACTTAATACTACAAATTCATCTTCTTTATCTGTGATTGTTAAATAATTACAGATTTCAAGATCATGTTTTAATACATAAAAAGTATTTTCCATTGGGATGTTATCAACAAGAAATTGTTTAATTGCTTTTTGTATGATTTTTGATTTGGTAATACTTCTTGATTCACATAATTTTTCAAATTTTTTGTAAAGTTCTGAATCAATCGAAAATGTTTTAGTTGTTGTTTTGTTCATATGTTTATATTTTTCTTTTATATATAAATAAAAAAATGTCTAAAATGTTATTTTAGACATTTTTTTGACATTTAATTTTTATTCATAATTTAACCACACTTTGACCAACCACATCCAGGTTTTTCTTCTGTGTCAGCACAAATTAAACATCCTTCAGAAAATGTAGTTTTATTTCCACATATTGGACAAATTTCTTGACTTTCGTCACCTTTAATATATTTCTTCAACATTCTTTTAACTCCTCCTTTCCAAGATACTATTGTATCTGGCATATCTAAAGAATCAATTAAATTTATCACATTTGGGATTGGCATACCATGTCTAATTACTCCTGAAATTAATTTACCATAATTCCAATATTCTTTATTAAAAGCTCTTGATAATCCTCGCATATCTTGTTCATAACTATCACGATCAATATAAATAAAATCATATCTTGATTTTCCTTTTTTATCTTTATTTTTAATAATCCACCCTTGATCAACATAACTTGGAATAAAAAAGGATTCTAATAATCCAGTGAAAATTTCATAAGGACTATCTTCAAGTAATCCAACAAATCCAATCCATTTTTCTTTATTATTTTGAAATCTTAAAATATTACATTTTAATTTTTTTGGTCTTTTTGGTGCATTATTTTCTTTAATAATTTCATTGATAGATTTATTATCATCAGATATTAAAACTCCTGATCTACAACCATCTCTATAAACAGTAACCCCTTTACAACCAGTTTCCCAAGCAGTTTTGTAAATTTGACCAACAACTTCTTCTTTAATATTTTCTGGTAAATTTACTGTAGAACTTATCGAATGATCCACAAATTGTTGAATTTTCCCTTGCATTTTTACTTTTTCAACCCAATTAACATCATTTGAAGTAGCTTTCCAATATGGTGATTTTTTCACTAATTCAGTTAATTCTTCTTTAGAATAATTTATATTTAAATCATAATTATTTACTTTCATCCAAGTTTTGAAATGATGATGAAATACAGGATATTCTTCCCAAGAATCTCCAGACTCATCAATAAATTGTACTTTAATATTTTTATCATTTGGGTTAATTTTTCGTCTTCGTTTATATGCAACTAGGAACACTGGTTCAATACCAGATGTGGTTTGTGTCATAAGGCTAACAGATCCCGTTGGGGCTATTGTTAATAACGCAATGTTTCTTCTGCCTAATTTCAATAATTCTTTTAATTCAGAATCTTCATTAGCTAATCTATTGAGAAAAATATTATTTTTTTCTTTTTCATAATCAAAAACTTCAAATGACCCTCTATCCTGTGCTAATAAACAAGAAGATTTATAAATATTTATTGCCATATTTTTATGAAGATTTGTTGAAAATTCAGTTGCCTCTACTGTACCATAAGTATAACCTAATGCAGCTAACATATCTCCTTCAGCAGTAATTCCAATTCCTAATCTTCTACCTTTTTTTGCCATTAATATCATATTTTCCCATAAATTTCGTTCAGTATTTTTAATATGATCTGGTTCTTGATCTGAATCAATTTTTTCAAGAATTTTTTCAATTTTCTCAATTTCTAAATCAACAATATCATCCATTATTCTTTGTGCATAATAAATATGTTCTTTAAATAAGTCAAAATCGAAATATACATCTTTAGTAAATGGATTAACAACATATGAATATAAATTAAGTGAAAGTAATCTACAAGAATCATTTGGTGGTAAGGGTAATTCCCCACAAGGATTGGTACTGACAGTCCTAAATCCCTCATTTTCATAAGCATCTGAAACAGATTCCCTAATAATAGTATCCCAAAACAATATCCCTGGTTCTCCACATTTCCATGCATTGTGTACAATTTGATTAAAGAAAGGTTTAGCTTTAGTTTCAAAATGAATTTTCGGATTTTTTGAATTTACAGGATACATTTGAGTAAATGATTTATCATCAATAACAGCTTTCATAAAATCATCTGTTAATTTTAATGATATATTTGCTCCTGTTAATTCCCCTTCTATCATTTTTGCATTCATAAATTCTTGAGAATCAGGATGTCTAACATCACAATTAGAGGTATAAAAATTATTAGCTAAAATTTTATGTGTATCTTTTACAGTAAAATCTAAAACTGTAGATTTTCCTTTTTTAGTTATTTTTTTTAGTTTACTATATGTTTTTTTCATTTATTAAATTTATTTATTTTTATATTAAAACTTGTGATTAAAGTTTCTATTACATATGAAAAATTATTATGTATATCATATTCCCAAAATTCAACAAAATCAAATTTAGAATCTTTTATTAATTGTTTTTTTATTATATCATCTTTTTTCTTCATAATTTGAGTTTCATACAATTTCTTTTTTGTTGGATCATTACCATAAATATCCCAATAATCTGGATTAGCATGCCAATAATCACCTTGTAATTCAACTATTAACTTATAATCATGAAGTAAAAAATCAAATTGTCTTCGTTTATAAATATAAGAATATGTGTAATTTATTTTATTATTAATAAGAAATTCTTCAAATATTTTTTCTTGTTTTGTTTTTTTAATTCTACCTTTTTTCATTTGTTTAATAGTAGCGTTTCTAATTTTTTCTATTGTTTCTTTTGAGTATATTCCTGTTTTCCCTTTATTCCAAGGAATATATATTCTATTAAATAATATATCATTTTCTTTTCTCTTTTTTATTCTTTTTTTCTCAATTTCTTGATAATTTTCTTTTTTTGTCCAATGTGTAGATGATATTTTATCATTTATATTTTTTCTATGTTTATTTAAACATTTACTTGATCCACATGTTGAAAAAATAATATCTTTATCAAGACAAATTTTATTACAAATAATACAATTTTTATTTCTATATAAATTTCTTATTTTTTCAGAATTACATTTATTACAAAATTTATAATTTTTAAATTTCTTTCTGGAAAAATTACTTTTATTTATTTTTTCTCCACAATGAATACATATATCTCCATTTATTTCATTAATTAAATAATCATTTAATGTTGTACCACTAATTTTAAGATAATGACTTAAAGTTGAATATGCATTCTTTGTTTCTAAATCAATTTTGATATCATTTATAATTATACTTTTTTGATTAATAATATACGTATCTATATAAAGTGATTCTTTTATTTTTTTAAATTTTACATCTTTCATTTTTTTAGTTCTTTATTGTTATATATAAATATATAACAGTCAAAAAGTATAAAAAATTACATATAAAAAATAAGTTCTTCATTTTCAACATCAATATTAATAACTGCTTTTAAATATTCCTCATTTGTGGTTAAATTTTTAACCATAAATTTATGATCTCCTGTCACTTTAATTATTTTTCCATTTTCAGCTTCTATTTCATAAATATCTCTATCTTCAAATTCTTGATAATCTATTATATCTTTAAATCCTTCATGTGTCCATGCTTTAATATTTTCCCCTGTTTTTAAATTATTTATAACATTAGATATTTTTTCCCATCCACTATCAACTAAAACATAAGTATCAGGAGAGAAGCAACTAAGCATTAATGCTCCACGTCTTCCATCTTGTCCAACTTCTCTTGTAGAATTTGAATATCTTTTCATAAATGGAATAATTCCTGTTGATGTTAAAGCTGAATTTTTAACGTCAGATTTATTTGGTCTTATATGACTTAAATCATGACCTACTCCACCTCTTCTTTTCATTAATTGGACTTGTTCTTCATCTATTTTCATTATTGCACCATAAGAATCATTATCTCCTTTTCCAATTACAAAACAATTGGAAAGACTAACTATTTGTTTTTCATTACCAATTCCCGACATAGGTCCTCCTTGAGGAACAATATATTTGAAATTTTTTATTAAATCAAAAATTTCTTTTTCTGATTTTGGATTTGGGTATTTTTGTTCTATTCTTGATATTTCTTTTGCTAATCTTTTATGCATATCATCTGGGGTAAGTTCAAATAAATTATTATCTGAATCTTTCAAACAATATTTATTTATCCAAACGTTAGTTGCTAATTCATCTCCATTAAAATATTTTAATGTTGCATCAAAAACTTCACTTCTTGTATATTTCTTTTTAATAGTTTTTAATATTACATTATTTTTATTCATATTCTATTAATTATTTTTTTATATTATTTTAAATAAAGTTAATATTTCCAATATCTGTTAAATATCCTTTTTCTTTTAATTCTAATATTATTCCTGTTGCATGAGTTTTGTCAAGTAACTTAAACATATTAAAAATATTATCTGTAAAATAATATGATAATTCAACAAATATTTCTGATTTAGTGTATTTTATATTTAAATCATCAATACACATTTTATAATAATTGTTAAATGTTTGTCTATTTGGTTTTCTTCTATTCATAATAAAATTTATATTAGTTTCAGATTCTAAAATTTTGTATATATCTTCACATAATTGTTTTTTATGTAAATAATTTTCATTATTTCTATTTTCTGCTTCATATGTTGAACCTTTTTCTATTTCATATTTTTGATCAAAACTCGCTATAATATCAAATATTGGATTTTTATCTTCTTCCTCTTCTTCTTTTCCCATAAATATAGTATCTCTTTTTAATGAATGAGTACCTTCTAATTTATGTTTATTAGCATTATTTTTAAATAAAATTTCAAATTTTGTATCTGGGATTTCTTCATTATTAATTTCTTCATTATTAATTTCTTCATCAATCTTAATTTTATTATCAATATCTTCTTCATTAAAATCTTCATCATTAAAATCTTCATCATTAAAATTTTCATCATTAAAATCTTCATCATTAAAATTTTCATCTATATTCTTTGACATTATGTTTTATCTTTTTTTTATCTTAATTCAAAAATTAAGTTTGTGTTTTTTATCTTAAACTATACCAACAAATTCATCATTTTCCATTACCAAAAATGTTGTATTAAAATCAAATCTTATTTGTTCACCTGAATGTTCAGAATCTCGTAATTTTAAAATTTTAAATCTATATATATTATTCTTTTTCATTTCTGGATTTCGAATTATTGCCCAAACTGAATCAGCGGTTTCTGCAATTGCTTTTGATTCTGGCATATTTTTTAAATCAATATCACTTGCCCCCCAAACAGCTTTATCTGTTTGTGATCCAGTAATAACTGCACAATTATGTCTATCTCCAATATATCTTAATCCTTCAGCTAAATGTTTCCCTTTTAAAAATAACATATTTGCAAAATCTAATCCTTTTTCAATTCCCATAATATTAATATAATCAACAATAACCATATTAATTTTTATTCCTTTTTTTTCTTCAAATTTAGTTATAAAATTATCGATATCAGTTATTGTACAAGTTCCTGTGTCATATTTTTTAACAATAATTTTTCCAGGTTTTGCATTAAATATTCCTCCATTTTTCATTTTAAGACTATTAATCTTATTTTTCATAAAAATAGTATCTTTTGCCCTTTTATTATATTCTTTAATAGGAATTTTTAATCGCATTGATCCCATTCTTTTCATACATTTTTGACTTCCCATTTCAAGTGTTATAAATAACACATTACCTCCCTGATCTGCGGTTTGTGTGGCAATATTCTGCATCCACATACTTTTACCAACTCCAGTTTCTCCCATTAAAACATTTAAAGATGCTTGATCCCATCCTCCTTCCATTACTTTATCAATAGTTGGCCATCCTGAAGATATTTTCTTAGTAATTTCTGTTATTTTATGACTTTCGGGATCATCAAAATCATCACCTAAATCAGTATCATCATCATCAATTAATTTTGAATCATTAAACATTTGTCTAATTTTAGATGAAATATCAACAATATTATCATAATCAATTTCTTCGATTCCTCTAATATATTCAATAGATTTTAACACATTATTTTTTATTAATTTTGTTAATTTCCATGCTTTGAATCTTGGTATAATCCATTCTTCTTCATAAGAAGAATTATCACCTTTTAATAAAGATTTTACTAAATTATCTGATATTTGATTTTTAATATCATTTATTTTAACCATTGCTAAAATTTGTTGAGATGATGCAACTTTTTTACTAATAATATATTGTTCTCTTACAACATTATAAATATATTGAATATCATCATTTTTAAAAAAATGAGTTTCTACTTTATAAAATTGTTCTGGGTTTTCTAATATATGATGAAAAAAGACTTTTTCAAGTCCTATATTTATTTTTTCCGGCATTTTTCTTATATTGTAATTTTTTTAATCAAATAATGAACTTTCATCATCTGAATCAATATCAAAATCATCTTCTTCAAAATCTTGATATTTATGATCCATTTCTTCATTAATTTTAACCATTTCATCATATGAAATATAACTAAAATATCTATAAATAATTGGTTCTAATTTTTCTAAAATTTCTTGTGTAAAAATTTTGCTAGTGTAAAGTTGTTTTTCATAAAAAGATTTATCTAAATGTTTTACAAACCATTTAGTACCCCCTTGTGTATAAGTTATTTCTTTAGTTTTTTTATCAATAACTTTTTTTACTTTTGCAATACCAATATTTTCAAAATTTTCAGGAGTACAGAAATATTCTAATCCTTTAAATTTATTAGTACCTAAACTATGATTAATTTCAAATTTAATCTTTTTTGGTTTTGCATTTCTGTTTTTTCTTGCTAATGCAGTTACAATAATACCAGAAGCTCCTAAATCTAAATCATCTTCTGTTCCAGTTTTAAGTTTTGCTTTAGTTAAATATACAATTGTTGATGCTGAATAATCTACTCCTTTACCTCCTGATTGAACAGTTTTTGGAAATAAATCTTGAGTATTATGACTAACTATCCCATTTTTTAATATATAATGATGAGAATCTTTTACTTTCATATCATAAGTTGTGTCTTTTTCTGTTAATTCTTTAACAGATATTACTCTTTTATTAATAAATTTCATATTTTTATTTTTATTTTTTTTTTTTGATTTCCAATTATTATATGTCTTTTTATCAATAATCATAAATTGAAAATTTATACCAGATTCTAAACAAGCTTTTTGTTTTAATAAATTTTTTTCTAAATCTGTGATATATGTATAATCTGATTTAACTTCAATAATCAAATTTTCTGATTTTATATAAAAATCAGGATAATATTTATGTGATTTTTCATCTATTCCATTATATTCAATTTTGCCTATTTGTTGTGTTATTTCTTCATTTGAAATATAAATATCATCAATATTATATTTATTTACTAATTTTTCTAATACATAATCTTCATATCCTTGTAAATAAAAAATTTTTTCATTTAATTTATATTCTTTATAAGATGATTTATTTGCTTTTTTAAAAAAATTATCAAAAAATTTTGAATTTTTCATATAATGTGTTTCACCGTACTTTTTTAAACAAGTTTCCACAAATTTTTGATAAATAATCTTTGATTTTAATGGTGAAGTAACATTAAAATTTTTCATTAATGTATTTTGAGATTTCTTTTTTATTTTTTCATTCATCATAGGAGATTTATAACCATATTTTTTTATATTTGTTTCAATTGCTTTATCAATATTTAATTGATGTTTCATAGGATTATTTTCTCCAAAATTATTAATCCATGTTTTAATAATTTTTTCTTTCATTCCATTTATTTTAAAATTATGTTCAACACCATATCTTTTTTTTAATGTTTCTTTTGATTTTTTGTGAGTTTCTTTTAATTCAAAAGGAGATACATATCCATATTTTTCAATCATCATTTTTTTATATTCATTAGTTTTTGTATATGATATTTCTCCATATTTTTCTAAATTAGTTTTTTGTTGTTTTTTTATGTTATTATATTTTTCATCACCATATTTTTCTAATTTAGTTTGTTTTATTTTTTTTGTTTTTTCTATAGTTTGTTTTTTTGATAACTGTCCTTTTATTTTTGATAAACAGTTTAAATCTCCACAACTTTTATTATAAAATCTTTTTTTGTTCCAAGTTAATTTTGTCCCACAATCACATTTTTGAATTTCGTTATAATTATTTTTAATATTAAAAATTCTTTCAGAAATAGTAACATTATTTAAAAACTTTGTTTTTGATATAATTATTTCTAAAAAATCATTATTTTTTTTGATTGATTTCATAATTTGTCCTGTACTTTTTGATTTTTTTATTCTTTCAATTAAATTTTCTTTTGTTAGTTGCATAAATGATATTTCTTTTTTAATTATATATTAATTTAAAAATACCATTTATTACTACTAACCAAGTCTATTCACTTATAGCTAAAATAATTTGATTTTCTTTCAAATCTTCTGCTGCAATCCAACAAGAAGAATTTTCATCTTCATTCCAATCTTCATTAATCAAAAATTTATGATTTTTTGTGCATTTCATGATTTCTCCATCATCTAAAATTATTTCCATTATTGTTGAATTATTAAATTCAACAATATCTTCAACAGGTTTATCACCATCTAATGTTTTAACATATTCTCCAATATTAATCAAATTAATATATTTATATGTATCATCAGACATTAAAACTTGGGTTTCTTTTGTGAAACACATATAAACATGATTTGTTGCAACAAGAGGAATATTTAAAAATCCTAAATCGGAACTAATAATTCTAAATAAAGATTTAATTGCTTTTGCTCTTGACATATCAACTTTATTTTTTCCTTCTTTTGCATCTTCAACTTCTTTTCTTGAAGCTAATTGTCCAATAGAATCTAAAAATATAATAGTTTTTCCAATATCAACACCTGCTAATTTTTTTTCTTTTAATTCATCTAATAATTGAGTTAACATAATTTTAATATCTTCAACTTTATTTGAACGAATTAACATAAATTTATTATCAATATCAATTCCAAAATCTACTAAATCTGATAATTCTATTGATTGTTCAGTATCAATATAAATAACATTATATCCAATTTTTTGAGCATTTCTTGCAATATTATAACAAATATATGATTTACCAACTGATTCAGGCCCAGCAAATACTGTAAATCTATTATCTGGCACACCTCCATTTAATATGGATTTTGTTAATAGTGCATTTAACATATAAACCCCTGTATCAATATATTGTTTTTCTTTTAAATTATCATCTATTAAAATTGCTGTTTTTTTGGAAATATTTTCCATCATTGTTTTTATATCTTTAAAAGATAAATCGGGACTTTTTTTTGCCATTTAGGATGGATTATTTTTTAAAGATTTTTTAAAATCTTAACATATTTTAGTTCATTCTTAATAAAAGTTTTAATAAATATTTAAAAAATATAAATATTTTGATCTTTTTTATTAATGACCTAACATCTTTGAATATATACAAATATCTGAAACATTATATATAAATATATTATATTTGTTTATAAAAAAGTTAAAAAATAAAAGAGAATTATATGAATTTTTATATCACATTAATTAAACAAAGAAGAAAATTCGATAAATATATTAAAATAAACAGAGTTAGAAACAAAATAATTGTTGATATCAATGAATTGATGAATGATTATGAAATTGAAAATGATTCTCAAAAACATAAAGATTATTTCAATTTAATGGTTTATACAAGAATAAATCATGGGTTAAAAAGAGGTAAAGATATTTATTATATTCCAGATTTTTCAACAAATGAAATAAAAATAGAACAATTATTTAAATTAAAAGAAATGGTAGAATTTGATATAAATTTTAATGTGTTACTTTTTTATGATGAATTTATTGATGATAAAGAAATATTAAATGAAGTATTTGATAATTTATCAAATTTTAATTCTTCTCAAATTATAAAAGATTATTAATAATATATATATAAAATAAATAAAAAAATATTATGACAATAAAAATACCAACAATAAAAGAATTAAACAATAATCAAAAATTAAGGGTAAAGATGTTGTTAATTTTTTATAAAGATTAATCTAAATATTTTTCAATATCGAAATCTTCATTTTCTAATTGAATCTTAGATAAAACTTCTTCATAATTTAAATTTATTAATTCTTTGAGTTCTTCTTCAGTTGTGATGTAAATCCAACCATCTAACCCATCTAAACAATCACTTTTGCATGGTTCATTATTACAAACAAATAAAGTTGTTAGAATTATACCATTGGGTAATGTATATTCATATCCTTTATCATCATAATCTGGGGTCCATATTTCTTTTGGTAATTTATATTTGTTAATAATTTCTAATGTGAGGTTCATATTTTTTTTATAATAATTATTTTTTACAAAGATATAATATTTTTTCATAAAAACAAAATTTTAATATTGAATGATATATTTTAATATATAAAAATAAAAATTAATATATGTCATTTTACTCAGTAGATGGATATTCTTGTGAATTAAATTTCTTAACTCATATCCCAACATTATATAATAATGAAAATAAAGATACTATTTGGAATCAATTACAAGGGGAACTTAGTATTGAAAAATCAGCCGATGGTAAAATTATTCGTAAAAAAACCGCAGAACAAAAAGATCCAAAAAGAATAGTTGTTTTTAAAGGTAATAAAGATGGTAATATTAAAAATTATTATAAAGAAAATATTTATCAACATAATGATTATTTAAATCCTTATTTAAGATTATTAAAAGATTTTGAAGTTAAAGGGTTTGAAAGTGTTAGATTAGTTGCTGCTGATTTTACATATTTAACTAATTTGGGAGTTTATCCTATAAATCGTTTATGGATATTAAGAAGATTTAAAGAAGGAGATGTGGTCCCAGATAATTTATTAGATTGGAAAGATGGAACAAAATATCCAATGGCAACAGTTGCTGGGTGGATCACACCAGATAAAGAAGATTTTTTTAATATTGATTTTCATGAAGAATGGAAAATAACAACTGATAGAGTTGATGAAGTATTGATGAAAATGATGGAAAAAGAATTTAAATTTAAAACTGCAAGTATTATGTCATTACCAGGATGGTCACAAGGATTATTAATGGGATTTCTTAAAGAAATGGGAATAACTAATGATTTTGGTTTTGATAAAATACCATTTGGTAATCCTGATGTATTACAAGAAGCAGCAACAAGAGCAATTAGTCCAGATACAGGATATGGGTTAAAATCAACGATGACAATGACTTTAAAAACAGGGTATGAACAAAAATATATTGGAGATATTGATCCAGGTTCTGCAATGCAAGATATTATAAGAAATTTAACAAGAATGGGAACCTCTGATACTGTTTTTTTTGGTAATAAAGACTCAGATGTATTAAATGAATTAAGAAATGCAACAACGAAAAATACTCTTGATGCTTGGTGGACATTTATAATGTCAGTAATGACTGCATTTATTAATGCAATATCTAATTTATTTAAACAATTAAAAAGTGCGTTTGAAAAAAAAACTGATGAAGAAAAAACTGAAGAAAAAAAAACTGATGAAGAAATATATGAAGAAAGAATGGGTAGAAATAAAACAAAAACAGATAAAACAAAAACAGATAAAACAACAGATAAAAAATTAGATATAGTTACAAGTATAGGAAATAAATTTAAAAATATACCAAAAGAAGATAGAAAAAAAGATGATGATGGTAATTTAATTGGAGTGGCAATTCAAACTATTTTAGCAAGTACTGTAGCTAAATGGAAATGGCCTCTTAAAGGTGGTTTAGGTGTTATTACAGGAGAGAATACAACACCTTGGCATCTGACTATTGGAAACCCATATTCACCATTTGTAAGTTTAGGAAACATTAAAGTTGACGATGTTAATATTAAATTTAAAAATGAATTAGGATATAATGATATACCAACAAGATTAGAAACTGAAATAAAAATTTCATTAGGTAGAAATTTAGGAGGACAAGAAATTTTTGCAATGTTTAATAATGGTTATAAAAGAGTTTATGATAAAAAAGCAAATTCTGGAAAAGGGGCAAATATATCAATAAATAAAGTTATATAAGAAAATATAAAATTAAAAATGAAAAGTTTTACATTAGATAATTTAAAAAGAGATATTAATCAAGATAATTTATTCAATATATTTAAACAAACATATGTTGATAAAACTAATAAATTAACTATTTTTAAAACTTATGTTGAAAGAAATGAAGAAATGAGATTAGATAAATTATCTGAAAGAATATATGGTTCAATTATTTATGAAGAAGAATTAATGATAATGAATAATATTGTTAATATGTATTCAATTAAAGAAGGAGATGAGATTAAATATACTTATCTTGAAAATATAGGAATATTAAAAGAATTAGAAAAAGAATTAGAAACAGTTTATGATAAATTAGCAAAACCAAATAAAAATACAAGAATTGATTCAAATAGGAAAAAAGGTGTTCCACCAACAATAAAACCAAAAGGATTAGAAAATTTAACAGTTAATAAAAAAACTAAAAAAATACAAATAAGTTCAAGAATATCATAATTCATTGGAAATAAATTAAGTTGTAGTTTCATTCAAAGTATGGTATATCAAGTAAAAAGTACATTGAATAACCTCTTCATTTTATAGTTTCATATAGTTTCATTTTGTCAAATCAAAATGAGCTTTTGAATATGGAGTAATAATAATTGAGTATTCTCTCCATTTTGTAGTTTCATTCAACCACTCTTCAATCATATTTTTGGTTTCATAATAATTATCGCCATAAAAAGGGTGATAATAATTTATCCATAATATTTTATTTTTTAATTCTTGTTCAAATAATATATCTTTCTTTTTTTCATCTAAATTAATATTAATTTCTTTTTTTTGATTTAATAACTTATTTAATTTTAATTGTCTATCAATATTTTTATTATAATAATAAAATATTGAATTATCAGATTTCATTTGAATACAATTATTTAATAATTTTAAAAATTTTTCTTTATTCATTTTCTTTATATAAAAATATTTTTATATTGTTGTAAGATTATTTTTAAAATCTATTATTTTATCTATAACAAATAAATTTTTTATAAAACAAAATTTTAATATTGAATGAAATATTTTAATATATAAATTTATGATAGAAATAAAAAGAAGATCATTAATTGAAACAAAACCATTAGAATATGATTTTGGAACAAATGAGGATAAAAAAAATAGATTAGAAGCTGCAGGACAAACAGTAAAAGATATTAGTGATGAAGATGCTGATTATCAAACAGGTGAAGTTGGAAAATATCCTTTAGTTTATATTGATGGTGTTCAAGTTGAAAATGAAAATATTAAATATTTAAAAATATTTAATGATGCTATGTATCCTTCAATTGAAATTGAGTTTTCAGATCCAACATCTCATTTAATTGATGAAAATTATCCATTAGATGATTCAATAGTTTCTGTTTATAAAAAATCTACTTCAAAAGGATTTATGGATATTAAAATGGATTTCAAAATAATGGATTTCAAAACAATAAAAGGGACAAGTGCAAACACAATATCATTAAAATTAACTGGTATTTTAAATATAGATGATTTATTTCTTTGTAAATTTGAAAGTTATAAAGATACAAGTTATAATGTATTAGATAATATGACAAATTTAATGAAACTTGGATTTGCATCTAATATAACTGATACTAATGATTCTATGACTTGGATTAATCCAGCATATTTTAAACATGAATTTATTAGAGATATTGTAAATCATTCTTATTTGGATGATACAACATTTTTATTTGGATATATAGATTTTTATTATAATTTTAATTATGTAGATATTGAAAAACAAATAAATTCTGATATATCAACTCAAATGACTATTAATGATACTGAATCAGTTTTAAAAGATGATAAAGAAGAACCAATACCATTAATATTATCTAATAATGAAGATAAAGCAGATACAACATTATATATTGAAAAATACACAGTTATAAACAAATCAACTGAAATTAATGTTGAATATGGATATAGATATAGATTTACATCTTATAATATTTCTGAAGATAAAATAAATAAATATTTATTAGATTCAATTTCTGAAAGTGGACCAAATGGGATTATTTTAAAAGGTAATCCAGATAATAATACTTTATACAATGAATCTATTCGAGGACATTGGATGGGAAAATTAGATAATGATAATGTACATAAAAATTATTTACATTCTTCATTACAAAATACTAATAATTTAAAATTTTTACAAAAATTAAAAATATCTATAAAAATGAAAAAACCAAATTATGGTTTATATAGATTTCAAAAAGTGTTGGTTGAATTATATAATTTCGGAAAACCTGATAATGAAGAAGAAGTTTATGGTAAAAGACCAGAAAATATTGAAGATGAAGGGCAATATGATAATAAGATTATAAATAAATTATCTGGTGAATGGTTAATTACTGCAATTAATTTCACATTTTCAACAAAAGAAGGTAATGTTCAAGAATTAACATTAGTAAAAAGAGAATTAACTGATGTGTATAATTTTCCTAGAAGAGAATCAAAAAATAAAAAATAAACATAATGGCTAATTTAACAGGTGGTAATATTGCTTCAAATTTAAAAGATACTAAAAATAATATAACTAATGATATTAGAAATATTAAAAGTAATGATATTGTTGCAAATTCAGAATATAATAGTGATGATGTGAATGATGATTTATTTCAGTCAAATGCTACAAATTTTGGATATGTTCAGGGTTATTTAGAAGTTGATGAAAATGGAATATTAAAACAACCAAAAACTATAAATAAAGATGGCACTCTCCAAATTATAGGAAATAAAGATCAAACTACTACTTTTAATCAAGATTACGCATATGATTTAGAACAACATAATATTAGACAAACAGATGCAGAAGAAACATTTTTATATAATACTGATGATTATGAAGATCCTACATATTTAGGATTTGAAGTTTTATTTTTATCAAATGAATCTCCATTATTTAATTATGATAATGGGAATATTGGAGTAAAAAATTCCGCTTTACAATTTATTCAAAAATATTCAAATATTCCAGAAATTGCACAAAGAGAGAAAATATTAATTTTATTTTTACAAAGTTTAAAAGATATTTTTTCTATTTCTATGGATTCATCATTAGGACATAAGAATACAAAAAATAAAAAACATTATGTTGAAACTATTATAGGTTTAGAAAAATTAAATAATAAAATGGTTGAATATGAAAAAAATTTAATCACTATCACATTAACTGAAGATGTATCTTTAAGAACATATTATTTAGCAGAATTATATAATAATTTAATTTATTCTTATAAAAATCAAAGAAAATTAATTCCAGATAATTGTTTAAGATTTGATATGATAATTAAAATAAATGATATTCGAGCATTTAAATTTCATACTAATAATCAAAATAAAGTAATTGATACTAAGACATATATTATGTATAAATTACATGATTGTAATTTTGATTTTGTTGAAAGTCAATCACATAAACAAGCTATAACTATGGCAGGTCAATCAAAATTTGATACTGCTGCAAATAATTTAAATTTAAAAATTTCTTATAAATCAATATCTAAAACATTTTCATCAAATTTAATAGATGAAAATTATGCAAGAATTATTAAAAATAAATCAGAGAATATTTTTAGAGCTGGAAATTTAAATCCATCTATATTTTTTGAAAATAAATCTAATAAAGAATTAAAATTTAGTAATATAAGTAAATCTAATAAGAAAATAAAAACATTTGATAAAATTTCTGGTAATTCTTTAACTGATAATCTTAAAAATTCTATTATTAATAATGTAGATATTTTTGGAGATCAATTAATTAATAGATTTGAAGAAATAAGAGGAACATTAATTGGTGGGTTAATTAATCAAATTAGAAAAACAACAAATTTACCAATAATAAATCCAGATAATGTTTATAGTGAAGATTTTAGAACATTATCTTTAGAAAATTTTGGAAAAGGTTTATCATCAGATTTATTAGGTGATGTAATAGCAGAAATATTTTAAAATAAATAAAAAATAAAAAATGATTTTTAATCAATTAAATTTAAAAGATGTAATATTTGTTGGAATAGTTGAAGATGTAAATGATGAAAAACGTATAGGAAGAATAAAAGTTCGAGTACAAAATGTTTTTAATGAAATTCCATTAGAAGATATTCCTTGGGCAGAACCACAACGTAGTTTAAATGGTAAATCATTTTGTGTTCCTGCTATTGGAAAATTAGTTAATGTTATTTTTGTACATGGAAATGTTTATGAACCACAATATATTTATTCTGAAAAATATAATACAAATTTACAACAAAAATTAAATGACCTAGATGATAAAGAATATGCTAATTTTACAGCATTATTAATGGATCATAGAACACAAATGTATGCTGATGATACAAATCTAAGATTAGATTATAAATTTAATCAATTATCAATAAAAGATGATGGTATAGATATACATTTAAAAGATAATAATCAAGAATTACATTTAGGTCATAATTATTCAAATCAAAGTGCGATGTTAGGTGATCATTTTTTAGATTGGTTTGATGGATTTATGAATACATTATTAAAACCAATATCATTAATTGGTAATACTGGTGTGCCTATTGTAAAACCATTAGTTGATATTGAAATTCAAAAATATCAGGTATTGAAAAAAACATTTTTAAGTCAACATGTAAAAATTGTTGATAATGGAAGTTGTAAAAATGTTGGTGAAAATAGAAAAGATTCACCAGCACAAGATGATGTTATTGATATTAATGATGATAAAATATTAAATTCTCCACAAATTAAACCAGAAATTAAGAAAAAAATTACTGAAAAAAGAGAAGAAGATAATACTGAAGTTCAAACAAGTAAACCTAATCCAGCAGATAAATTAGTTGATGATGGTAAAATTGTTGGAGGAGGAGAAGATCAAACTGGGGATGCACCAGAAATTAAATATATTGAACCAGAAATTTTAAATAATAGTGAATGGTTAAATAAAAATCTGTCTGGAGATGAAAAATATAATTTTGAAACAACTGAAAATGTAGAAGAAAGAAAAATATTTATACCAGAAATAGAAACAGAATCAACACCAAGTGATCCTTATGATAATTTTTGGGTTGGTAGAAAAGGTAGATCTGCAGATTCATTTGAAGCACCACCAGTTGAAAATGAAACTTATGGATCATATACAACAACTTCTGATTCCCCTGTTGGATATACTTCATCAGGTAAAAAAGGACCAACAAAAACATTAAAAAGTGGAAAGATATTAGAAAATGGAAAAATTAATGCTAGTGATTTAACTGAAGTTGAAGGGTTTACAGTGAAGGGAAAAGAGATGATAATTTTATTAGAAAAAAATGCATCAAAAGAATTTATAAAATTAAATAATGCTTGGAAAGCTGCATCAGAAAATAAATCTGGAAAACCACTAGATATTTCCGGAGAAGATTCTGCATATAGAACTGTAGCACAACAAATAGCTTTGCAAATCTCTCAAGGAAAAGATGTTGCGGCATCCGCAGGATCAAGTCCTCATGGTTGGGGTATTGCCATTGATATTAATGGCACAAGAAGAATTGATAGTCAACATAAAGGGGGGACTGGCTTATATAAATGGTTAAAAAAGAAATCACAAGAAAAAGAATGGAAAATTCAAAGAATTAAATGGGGTGGTCCATCATCTGAAAGATATGCAAAAAGAAATAATGTTGTATCTGAAAATTGGGAAAGATGGCATTGGATGTACACCGGACCTACTGTTTATAACGAAGAATCACCAGTAAAAAAGAAACAATTATCATATACTCTTGTTTCTTATAAAAGTTTTGCACAAAAATTATATGATGCGATGAATAAATCTAATGATGATGAAGATGCTATTTATGTTGTTATAAAAAAAATGAAAACTGATGATGATGTTCATGAATTAAATACCGCTTTTGGAATAAAAATTTTAAAAAAGAAAAAAAGAAATTTAACTCAATGGTTTAAAAAAGAATTAAAAACTTCAGAACTTGAATTTCTTAATCAAATATTAAGAGACAAAAATATAAAGACACTTTTTATCTAATTTCTAAAAAATACTTATTAATTTTTATATATAAGATATGAAAAATATAAAAACATATGGAGAAATCCAATATTATCTTTATGATGGAGATAAAAAAGAAAAAAAAGTATCTAAAAAAACATTCTTAAATTCTAAAGGGGCATCTGTCAAACATTATCATAAAATTCCTAAGAAAAAATTAACAACATCATTAACTGGTAAAGTTATTGAAAAATTAAATCATGTTTTAACATTTGAAAAATATAGTGATATAGATTATAATAAAAAAGGCACATTTGGTATTGATAGTCATCAAGGACCTAATATGAGAATTAATAATAATCCTAATCAACCAACTTTTGATGGTGGAGATGGTCCAAGTGGAACATCAGTTCCAGATACAACTAAAAGTGTAGTTAAATCTGTGAAAAATAAAAGAGGCAATAATGCAAAAGTTATGCAAAAGAAAAGAAAAGAGAAAATTAAAAAATATTCTGATGATGAAAAAGATGCTAAAATGATGACTTATCAAACAAGTGATGATTTAACTAAATATGCTCCAAATCGTAAACCTACAACAAATGCAGGAGGGTCTTCACAATGGGGATAAAAATAAAAATTGATAATGTTAAATTATTTAAAAACATATAAATTATTTGAGAATAATGAAAATATATATGAAATTATTCAATTATTTAAAGATAATTGTAAAGAATTTTTATTTGATGATACTAAAATATTTCGTTCTGTTAATATTAATAAAAAATGGTTAAAATGGAATAAATCTTTAACTAAATCAACATATTTATATAAAGGAAAAAAATTTAGAAATTCTGCTTATATGAATGGAGAAAATACATACACATTTATTATAAATCATACAGAACCTTGGAAAAATTATCCAAAAAGAGAATTAATTTGCAGTTTAAATACTATTAGAGCATTTAGTAATTCTTTTTATCGAGTTATACCATATGATAATACAAAATGGGGAGTAGTGCCATCAAATGATATTCAAGATACAAAATTTTATGAGATACAAAATTTTAATAGATTTGATGTAGAAGATTATTTGAATCATATAGAAGAATATGAACAAGAACTTTTAAAAGATTATACTCCTGAAAAATTAGGATTTAAAATATGTAATAATAAAAAATTAAATAATATTTCTAAAAATTTAGAAGTTTGGACAGATTCCCCGGTTCTTTTAATAAATATAAATAATATTGATGAATTTGAAGAAATTGTAAAGAAAATTTAATATATAAATTATATGGAAAAATACACAGAAAAATATAAAGATTATCTTTATGAAAGTTTAGATGACAAATTAAAAGATAAATTAAAAGATGATTATATAACATTAAAAAGAGGGATTTTATTACTATTAGAAGAATCCATTGAAAATACTGAAGAATTAGTTGATGTTCAAAATTTTATTAATAAATCTGCTGGAAATTTAAATGATAATCCATTAATTGGTTTTGTTGAAGATGGTGAGATTTTTGATTTTTATCTTAAATATCAAAATGATATTAATCAAATATGTAATAATAATGGTTGGTTTGGGAAAGTACCAAAAGAAGAAAGTATATTTAGTTTATATGGATATGTGATAAATGGGTCTAAATTTGGAGTTACTCAATGTTTAAAAATAATGGAGAAAGAATTATTTTAATAATTTTTTAATATTTTCACTAATCATATCTCTAATTTCTAAATTAGGAATATTTTTTATTATAGCATATGTTTCTGTACCAATAATTTCAATATTTTTCATTATATTTTTTAATTTTTCATTTTTATTATAATAATCTAATAATGTTTTTGAAAAAATGTTTAATTTAATATCTGTATCAATATTATATTTAAGTACAACCAATGAATTATTTTGTTCTGTAATTATATAATGTAGTTTTTCTTTTGAAATATTTTTTGATTCTAATAATTTTAAAGTATCAGATGGTTTAATTAATTTTTTAAAATTCACAACTTTACCATCAAAAATATATTCTAAATTTTCTTCTAATTTTGGTTCTTCAACTTCTGCTTTAGGTTCTTTAGGTTTTTTAGAAATAGGTTTCATCATTTTTGCATCTTTTGATATAGAAACTTTGGGATTTTTGATAACAGGTTTCTCAATAGATGGGATTTTAATACTATCTTTTTTATCTTTACATTCATTAGAATTAAAATTACTATATTTTTTTAACATGGTATTTAGTTATTTTATAAATAAAAAAAATCTCAATCTCGATCAATTGAGATTTTTTTTATATATTAATTTTTTTATATTTCTTGACTATTAGCTGTTGTTTGAATTTGTCCTTGTCCTTGTCCTTGAGGTTGTAATTGTCCTTGAGGTTGTACTTGTCCTTGAGGTTGTACTTGAGTTTGAATTTCTTGTGCAGGAATGTCTTGTGCAGTTTCTTGTGCTTGAGGATTCTGTGATTGAGTATCTTGCATTTGAATTTGTGGTTGTTGTATCTGTGTTTGCATTTGTGGTTGAACACTTGTACTTACATCACCAAGAACAATAGATGTTGGGAAATTTTCAATATTTAAATAATTAGTTGTCATAAAATCCACCAACATTTCAGCGATTTCTTCTTTACCAAATCTATCTTCTAATTTTTCCCCAGTTTCATCTTTAACTTTTTTCATATAACTTGCAATTAAAGATTTAGGTATATCAATTGAATTTCTAACTTTAAATGTGTCTCCTAATGTAATAGTTGATTCATTTACAGTTTTACTATTTTTCAAATTTTTGAAATCTTTCATATTTTTCATATTTTCCATAATATAATTTATTTTTTCTTTTATATATTAATAAAAAAAAGCCATTTTTTAAATTAAAATAGTTTTGAAATTATTATTGTAAAAAATTGTTTAGAACACTATCAGTTTAATATATAAAGAAAATAAATAAATATAAATATGGTTGAATCATCAGAAAAAACAAACAAGAAAAAACAGATAATATTTATTATAATATACACAATAATTATTTTAATAATTGGATATGTTGTGTTTAATAATAAAACAAATACTTATAAAAATAAAATTGATTCAATTGAATTAAAACATAAAAATATAGAAGATAGTTTAAATAACCAAATTCAATTAAAAAATAATAAAATAGATTCATTATTTGGTAAAAATAAAGAAATTACATTAAATATTGATTCAATAAAAAATAAACAAAATGATAATGAAAAAGCTACGTATATACCTTTTACTAATCTTAAGCCTGATAATGTTGTCAGCTTATTCTCAGGATACAATACCAACAGAAATTACTAATAAAGATTCAATTACTAATATTGATTTAACCCCAAAAGTAATTAAGATGGGAGATAGTACATATTATTGTTTTTATACTGAACAAACAGCATATTTATTTAATGGATTAATACAAAGAGATTTTTATTTTGATAAATATCAAGAAAAAGTAATTGATTTTAATAATATTTCAATACAATATGAAAATAAGATTGATAATTTATATACAATTATTGAAACTAAAAATGAAATCAATAAAGATGAACAGGGGAAAACTCAAAATTGTAAATCTGAAATGGAAGAAAAAGAAAAAGTTTATAAAAAAGAAATCAGAAATCAGAAAATACAAAAATATGTTTCTTGGGGAGTTGGTGTAGGATTAATAGTATTATTATTATTTTAAAAAAAAATATATTATGGGAAAAATGAATTATGGGGAACATAACATAGTTATGTGTATAAAAGATTATTTTTTAGATTGTTATGATGGTGATGAACCTGTTTATGAAAAAAATCAATGGTATTTAGTAGATAAAATTAATGATAGATATAAAATATATAGAAAAATAAACAATAAAATATTTACAGAAAAAGAATTTAAAATTTATTTTGCTTTTTAAAGATATAAAAAAATATTTAACTTCTATATTTATTAGGTAATTTTATTGAAATAATTTCAGATTTCTTTTTATTTGCATCATCCCAAGGAGCAATATCATAATATAAATCTTTCTTTTTTAAATGATTATAATTTTCATAAAATTGTGTTACATTTAAAGCATTAGTAATATTTATTGCTATTGGTGATTGAAGATGTTGACTTGATCCTGAAGTCGTAATTGTTGTCGCAGAATTCCAACCTTTAAATTCTCCATTACCCCATTTACCATCATGCCATTTACCATAAAACACCCCGTTATAAAAATTGCCATTATAAAAATCATCTTTATATGAATCAATTATTGGTGAAGGAACATTTACAGTTTTCATTTGAATTCCACAAACTCTATTAAAATTAATCATACTTGTTTGAATATTTGAATTCCAAGTTTGAAATTCAACTTTTTCATCAGTAGTAAATACAACATCAGCAACATTCCCAGTTGAACCATCATCATAATAATCTTCATTATAATAATTAGAAAATACTGATTCTGTTGAATTTAATAAATAATATTCAATTTTATTATTTTTAATCAAATTCTTTTTAAATTTCCAATATGATTCAAATATTATTGTTTCCTGTGAATTATAATTATATATTGAAGATGCAGATGTAATCATTTGATCATCATTATAATTTATATTTTGATCCACCATTGGAACACCATACCAACTTAATCCAGTATTTGGTATAATATAATTACCATCAATTTCAGACAAATTATATTTTCTATACATTTCAACAGATTTCACAACAGAATATGCATTATTAGCAATAGAAATCCAATGCGCATTTGCAGGTATATTATCAAATAAAAATTCAACATTATTATTAATATTAGTTGATGTTTTAGATATAGATTTCATATATGATGTCACTCCACTTGGTTGTTCAGAATGAAATGCAATACTTATATCTCCAGTAAAATTCACAAGTATTTGATAAGTATTTGCAGTATTTGTTAATCCAGTCCAAATTATACCACCATCATCACTACTTATAGGGGTATATCCATTATATGAATTATATCCACCAATATTATGAACAGGAATCCAAGTTTCATTAGTAATTCCAGTATAATCCCAATGTAAAATATTACTTGTTATGTTAGATGTTGTTTCATATTTACTTGTTAATCCAGATGTTATATGACCACGAGAATTTTTAAATCCAATATGATATTTCATCCATTCATAAAAATTATTACCAAAGGGTGTTTGTAAAGTTGAATTAAAAAATTCTTGTTCTTTACTTAAGAAATTATTTGAATCTTCAATTAAATATTCAAGTCCTGTTGTTGATGCACCAGAAATTGCAATATTATATTCTTCAACAGAATCATCAGCAAAAGATTCAGGTGTATCAAAACTTAATCCTGTTGCACCAGTTATTAAACCTTCCCAATTCACATAATGGGTTGATGTGCCAGTATTAATATCACACCACCATGGTGGAATTGGTGAACCATAAATCCAATTTGTTCCAGAAGTTTGAGGAACTCCCGCATCATCATAATTCATTTCATAAGTCGTTACTCCTGAAACATTATCAGTACCACCACTATTAATAGTAGTTACGGCACTTAAAACAGGTAATGGATGTGTATAATAACCAGAATTTGCGATAGACCAGGCATTTTTAAAATTTTTATCATATGCATATTTTTCATTTTGAGATGCATTAATATAAATATCATTAATAATATCTGATTTAAAAATAAGATAAACATAATCTCCTGAATCATAAGTATAACCATCATATATATAATCATTACTACCATATAAATCATTAAATGATTGATAAATATCAGTTGATCCAGTATCCGGATTAACTATTGTATAATTTGGATCAATTATATCTAAACTTTTACTTGATTCTTTTAACCAACTCAACATTAATAATTTATCTATTCCACAATTAACTTTAAAAACTATTTTAGCTGGATTTATTGAATAAGTTCCTCCTTGTGGAGATGTTGTTGGTAAAATTTGTTCATCTTCCCAAGCTAATGAATTTAAGAAAGTAGTCATATAATTATTTGAAATATCTTCAGAAACTTTATTCTGAGTATATATTATCAATGGATAAATTTCTTCTATAACAATATTTGTTGTGGCTGTTGTATTAGTAATTAATTCTGTATGATCAGAAAACATTGAAACGTGGATAGTTGGATAATCATTAGTTAATGTTCTACCAAAATTCCCATTATGAAAATTCCCATTAATCCAAATATTTTCAGAATCTTCTATTGTAGAACTAAAATTACCTCCTTTAAATTCACCATTATAAAATGTTATTCCACTTCTCATTGTTGTGGAATTAAAAACACCATTATAAATATTAGCATTTCCTATAAATTCATCAGAATTAAACAACCCATTATTAATTGTTGTTGTTGCAGATGGTATATTTTCTAAATCATATATTGAAATAAATCCACTTATTCCTTGATAATAATCTTCCATTGTTTCCTCGACTAAAATATAATTATCTCCAACAGAATTAAATACAGTTGTTGTTCCAGGAATTTTATATTTTGTATATGGTGAAATTGTAAATCCTGTATTTAAATTTAATACTTCGAATCCACATAAATATATTGTTTTTCCTGAATCAGCAGATGTAAAATAATGACCATTTTCAAATTCAATATAAATAATTTCTTCAATTGTACTTGCACTTGTTAAATATTTACTTCTAACTGTTCCTTTTAAGCCAGATTTCACATCTAATGAAAATATATTACTAGTAAAATTTCCATTATTTACTGTTGTGGGATTTACAAAATAACTATTAGAAATTGTTGCATAATTTATTGTATTTTTAAATAAAAATACAGATTCATCAATTATTGAATTTAAATTTTCAAAATTATTATATGATAAATCACTATTTAATAATGAACCATTTGATATTGATGAATTAAAAACTGTACTTCCCGAAACTTGACCACCTGTAATTACAGAATTTTTAATAATTGATGTATTAATTTCTCCTCCATTTATTATAGAATTATTAATTATTAAATTATATAGTGAACCATCATTTATATTAACATTTCTAAAAATTAATTCATTAGTATTTCCAGAAGTTTTCCCAGATAAAACACCACCATTCACAATACCATTTTCCCAAATTGATGAAAATTCTTGACCACCTGTAGTCCAATATGACCCAATATAATTTCCACCTTGAAAATTTCCATCATTCCATAAAGATCCTTTATAAGTACCATCAACAAAATATCCATTACCCCAAGTATGAGATGAAGTTCCATCAAAACCAAATTGACCATTTAAAAATAACCCATTACCCCAAGATAAAATTGTAAATATATTTCCATCCCATGTTCCGTTATTCCATATAATATTATCTGCTAATGATATCGTATTTTTAAAATAACCATCATTAATTATATAATTATCAATTGTACATTGTTCAAAATATCCCCCATTGATTATTTTTTGAGTTGTAGATGATAAATTACAATTATAAAAAACCCCAGCATATATTACACTATTTGTGATTGATGATGTTAAATTATAATAGAATGAATATCCAAATGAATTATTATTTAAATTAATATATTTAGTATAATTATATGTTGTATCAACATATTCTAATTTTTGAGTAATATAATTAGATTCATATTTATTTGTTAAATCAACATTATTAATATCACCATTTAATACAACCCCTTGAATCCAAGTTACATCATCAGTTACACCATCATTATTTAAATTTACATTTTTAAATAATGTAGAATCTATTTGACCTTTTTCTATTGTCATATCTTTTACAACAACTTTACTAACATAATGATTATAAATTTCATCAGTTTGTATTGTTAATATACTTCTATCAATAACAAATGAATTATTATTTTTATTTACATAAATAACTTTATAACCTGTTACATAATCAGAATAGATAAAATCTTCAGATTTTATCATATAAATATAATTATCTAAATCTATACTTGAATCTGGATAATTTGCAGTATCTCCACTAAATGTAATAAATACTGTATCCCCTTCTTCTATATGAGAATCTAATTCTGTATAAAGTTGAATATATCCATTGTATTTATCTATTTTTGGTATTAATTTAACTGCATTTATTGTTCCTAAATCATCATATCTTAATGGTATTGACATATCAATTTGTATAATTTTAAATTATATATTAAAATTGAACTCTTCAAAAAAAATATATAATAAAATATGAATTTAAATATTATTAAAGAAAAAATTGAATACATATTTGTTGAATATTATAAAGAATTAAAAGAATTTATGAATAATATTAACAAATTATTAAAACAATTAAAAATAGATGAAAGGTATATTTTATATGATAATTTTTGTCTTGATATTGAACTTCATGTATTATCTGTATTTAAAAATAAAAATATAAATTATTCAAATATAACTTCTTCTATTTTAGTTAATGCTTTAAATAATATGATTAAATACAAAATTATGAAAGATCCTAATTATGAAAAAAAAATTATGAAAAATTTTAAAAATTATGAATCTATTTTGACTGAAATAAAAAATTTAAAAATAATTTAATTTTTTTTAAAATCTTAAAAATCAAGTTATTATCTAATTTGTAATATATTGATTATCAATCATTTATCAAACTTTCTAAAATTCATTTTTTATAATAAATATATATGTTATATAATTTATAACTTAAATTGAAAAGATTAAAATTATTTTAAAACTTTTATTTGATGTTATAATATATAAACAAATTTAATATTTAAAGCGCTTTAATATTAATTTTTAATAAGTTAAATATAAAAGAAAAAATTAAAAACTTTTTTTAAATATTTAATATATTTATATATGGTTAGATTTCCATATTTAAAAAATCATTATGAAGGATTTAAAAGATTTAACAGAATTAAAGGATTTAAAAGAATAATAAATTTAAAAGATTTTAAAGATTTAATGGATTAAAACAATTATCCTCATATAAAAAATATTATGAAAAATATGAGTGAAAATTTAAATGAAAATTTAGCAGATGATTTTTTGTTTTCCGGAGTGAAAGCAGATGATGAAACAATGTCAGTTTTTGACAACAAACCAACCATCAATGATGGAATTTACAGACCAAAATTAACTGATGCAAAAGATAAAAAAATAGGATATCGTGCAACTTTAAGATTTCTTCCTAACATTTTAGAAAATGGGAAAATTGGACCAAGTGCCATAGAAAAACATGTACATTATGTGGATATTAAAAATGTTTCTGGTATATCTGGATATTATGATTGTAAGAAAAATTATGATAAAGATTGTCCATTATGTACTGAATATTGGAAATTATTTAATTCTAAAAATGCAGCAGACAACGCAAAAGCACAATTATTAAATAGAACAACTAAATATTATTCTTATGTATTAATTGTTGAAGATGAACAATATCCAGATTTAGTAGGAAAAGTTTTAGTATATCCTTATGGTTATACTATTAAAAATAAAATTAATTCTGAAAGACAAGGAGAAGTGTCGGGGAAAAGTGTAAATGTTTTTGATATAATTTATGGGAAAGATTTTAAATTAATTATCAAAGAAAAAGCAGGATATCAAAATTATGATACGTCTGCATTTACGGATACAGAACCACTTAGACTTTATGACGAAAAAAAAGAAATATGGAGATCTGTACCAATTGATGAAAATGGTAAAATTTCAAATTCAAAAGTACAAATAAAAATTAAAGAATTTTTAACTGTAAAAGAGGTGAATTTAGATGATTATAAACCTAAAATATGGGATGATGAAATGCTAACAAAAATTAATTCAATATTCGCTAATTTGAATGGAGAAGAAGTTTATGTTGCAAATCAACAAGCTACATCAACCGAGAAAAAAGAAGTTGAATCATTTCAAAATGATGATGTTACTGCTGCAGATGATTTCTTTTCAATTGATTAATTAATAATCAAGTTATTATAGAAAAATAAAAAGAGCCATTAAAAAATTAATGGTTCTTTTTTATTATTTTTTGATAAAAAATCAATCCAACCTTCCCAACCAGTATTTTTATGGATAATATAAAATCTTTCTTTTACTTCAGTTAATGTTAATTCTTTTTTTCTTTTAATTTTAATATTATTTTCTTTTTAAAATATCATCAATCAAACCATATTCTTTTGCTTCCTGAGCAATCATCCAATAATCTCTGTCTGAATCTTTTTCAATCTTTTTATATGTTTGTCCAGAATGAGAGGATAAAATTTCATATAATTCTTTTTTAAGAATATTGATTTGTTTAACTACAATTTCCATATCAGATGCTTGACCTTGGGTTCCACCCATTGGTTGATGTATAAGTATTCTTGAATGTGGTAATGCAAATCTTTTACCATCTTGACCTGCAGTTAATAATATAGCTCCCATTGATGCTGCCATTCCTGTACAAATTGTGCTTACATCAGGTTCAATTAATTGCATAGTATCATAAATTCCTAATCCTGCATGAACACTACCACCAGGACTATTAATATAAATTGTTATATCTTTTTCTGGATCAGTTGATGTAAGAAATAATAATTGTGCTTGAATTACATTAGCAACATAATCATTAATATCAGTTCCTAAAAAAATAATTCTGTCCATTTGAAGTCTGGAAAATACATCCATTTGTGCAACATTCATTTGTCTTTCTTCAATAATTGTTGGAGAAATATAATTATTGTTTTTAATTTGTTTACTTACAATACTATTGTAATTATGTAAATTCATACTTGATATTCCTTGACTTTTTGCAAATTTTGTAAAATCTTTATTCATATTATTCATATTTTTAATTTAAATTAATTATTTATTATTGTTTTTCTATTTAATTATTTATTTAATTTGGTTATTTTTATTTAAATAATTGGTTATCTTGGGTGCTTGCCATAATATTGAAAATATCATTAATCCACATATAATAAAAGCATAAAATATTAACGGAGTTAGCCGGTGCTTATTCGTATGGTACCAAATGTTATGACAAATAACCCAATAGTTCCCAAAATAGCTATTATTAAAGGAGTTATTATCATATATTTATCAAAAAAATCTTCTCTTTTATTCATTTTTAATTTTATATGTTTCTTTTAATAATTTGATGATATTCTTAAATTTCTTATTTAATCTATTATTTGTTCTTAAATCTCTATTTAAATACGCATTAACATCTGCATCTTTTTCTAAATAATCAATAATCAATTGAGTATTTATATTATAATTTGAAATATTATAAAATGTATTCATTCCATCAGCTTTATATGCAATATATAATAATCCCAATTCATTCATTAAATCAAATGTCTTATCAAAACCAGTTTTATTTTCTTTAGAATATTTAATATTTCTAAAATCAAAATGAACAACATCATCAACATGTGATAAAAAAATCATAAATTTTCTATATGAATCTTTTTCTATTATTTGTTGTATTTTAATTATTTTTTCTTGAATTTTTGTCATAATTTAAATATTTCTAAATTCTATTCTTACCTCTTGTTCTGAATTAAAATATTTTTTAT